GTCGGAACATTGCGGTGGTGAACGGTTGCGAAACGCTACTGGCGACGACGCCAGTTTGCGTTCCACCCAAGGCGGTGACTGCGTATTGACGTGCATTCGCGTCTGGACTGGTGTCCAGAGCAACGGTGTACGTCGGCGAGGTCAAACCCGTTTGAGCTGCGCCTGTTACCGGCGTCGAGAGTGAGAAAGACATTTAAGTCTCCTGGTTAGTTATGGCGTTAAGCCAAGAAAGGTTAACGACCGCGAGACCGAAGTCCCTTAGTCAAGGAATCCCCACTATTCGCCCAAAGAGCCAGCATATTCCCAACCTTTTGAAAAGTCCCGGGTAGGGACAGCTCGAAGGTAGGCGTATCTAGGTATCCGGAAGGCGAGCGGGAAATCGTAGCGCGAGAGATTATACTCTCTCCGACAGTTGGGCTAGGTTGCTGCCAGAATCTAGCTAAGTGCGCCGGGTTACTGAGACCAGGAGTATAGCTCGTTACATCAACTGTTTCCAGTCTTTGCGTACGAACCACAAACTTGATCTCATTCTGCGACGTACAGCCAGCTTCTAACACGTCCCCTATATTCGTGAAATAGTCCACTAGAAAGGACCACGGCACTAGCTCCCAGACAGTAGGGACAAACTGGTCGAGTCGAAACCCGGCCAAATCCATCAATCTACCTGAGGAACCTATATCGGAAGAACGAGAGTAGTCTAGGTAGACCTTATACCGGACCATATAGGTAGTCGTTATACGCTTCCGCAAGGAGAGCGTACTATAATTACCGTAGTTCTCGGTCGAGGTCGAATCCGCGACTGCAATGTCTGTACCCGTCCCACTTATGACAGTTCGACGTGAGTCGATCTGACTGCGGGCTAGGGCTTCGGCGATCCCCTTTACGTCGCTAAGTAAAGGTTGTATCCCGAATGAAACTTCAAGCCATGCGCTACCAGCTTCGGACAGAAAGCCCTCGGTTCTGGCTGCGCGACCCTTCCACTGACCGTTACGACCTTTCCTCATTTTCGAGAGGTCGCTGAAATAACGATCAATATACTTACGTGCCCCCGCAAAGGGGCGTT